TCAATTTAGTTCAGATGGACTAAAACTTTATATGTTTGGTGCAAACACAGATTCTATGTATGAATTTACGATGACAACTGCATATGATATATCAACTATGTCATATAATGGTACAACAAAACGTGTACGTGGTGGTTCTCTTGCAAATCTTTCATCTGATGGTACAAAAATGTATGTTCTAATTGGAACGACATTACATCAATATGATAATAGCTAATAATCACTGATTATTCAAAATAATTAAAAGCGCCCTTCGGGGCGCTTTTTTTGTGCTAAATACATATATAAATTAAGTGAGTATATAATTATTATGGCAGACCTAACAAAGCAAGCATACAAAACCACAGAATTCACCGATGCGCAATTAAGTGAATTCAGTCAATGTATAGATAATCCTTCCTATTTTCTGAATACGTACTTCACAATTCAGCATCCTACCAAAGGTAGTATGATATACAAAGCATATGAATACCAAAATGAACTTGTAAATTCATATCACAACTATCGATACAGTATTTCAATGCTAGGCAGACAAATGGGCAAGTCTACTACTGCCGCTGGTTATTTACTATGGTATGCAATGTTTGTTCCAGACCAAACAATCTTGATTGCTGCGCACAAGTATAGTGGCGCACAAGAAATTATGCATAGAATTAGATATGCATATGAATTATGTCCAGATTATATTAGGTGTGGTGTTATATCATATAATAAAGGTTCGATTGAATTTGATAATGGGTCCAGAATTATTGCACAGGCAACAACAGAAAACACTGGTCGTGGTTTGTCTATCTCTTTATTATATGCAGATGAGTTTGCATTTGTTAGACCTACAATTGCCAAAGAATTTTGGACATCTATTTCGCCTACTCTAGCAACAGGTGGTAAAGCAATTATTACATCAACGCCAAATTTGGATGATGACCAGTTTGCTCTTATTTGGCAAGGTGGTATTAAAACAGTTGATGAATTTGGAAATGAAACAGAAGTTGGAGTTAATGGGTTTAGAGCATATAAAGCAGTTTGGTCTCAGCATCCTGACAGGGATGATAAATGGGCAAGTGAAGAAAAAGGGCGTGTTGGTGTAGAACGTTTCTTACGTGAACATGAATGTGAATTTGTTGCATTTGATGAAACATTGGTTGACAGTGTGAAATTATCACAGTTTAGAGGTATTGAGCCATTGCGCAAGACAGGACAGATACGATGGTATGATTCTATAAAGAAAGAAAATACCTATGTCGTTGGACTTGATCCAGCAATGGGTACCGGTGGTGATAACGCAGCCATACAGGTCTGGAGTTTACCAGAGATGAACCAAGTAGCAGAATGGCAACATAATAAAACTGATATGAGAGGACAAGTAAAGACCTTATATGATATACTACATATTCTCAAAGCAGAATTGAAAGAATTAGGAAATAAGTCACCAGAGATATACTGGAGTGTTGAAAATAATTCACTTGGTGAGGCAGCATTGATACTTATTGAAGAGATGGATGAAGATAAATTTCCTGGAGAGTTTCTACATGAACCTAAGAAGCGAGGTGCTAGTCGGGCTATACGTAAAGGGTTTACTACTACATATAAGACTAAAATTACTGCGTGTATGAAAATGAAGTCATGGATTGAAAGTGATAAGATGACACCTATCAGTAAGAACTTAATAAGAGAGTTTAAGACATTTGTTGCAAAAGGTAAAAGTTATGAAGCAAAATTAGGAGAGACTGATGATCTTGTAAGTGCAACATTGTTATGCGTGAGACAAATACAAGTTATATCACGATTTGATGAACAATATGAAGAATTATTAGGTGAAAGTTTAGATACGAATGATGATTATGATGAACCACTTCCTATGGTATTTTGATAAATAGTTAAAAGGAACAATATATTATGGCTATAAATTATGAAAATATTTCTGAAAAAGTAATGAGAATATTACAAGGGATTGGATTAACACCTAAACTTTTCTCTAATGAAGATGGTAAAAGTGTTGCGGTGCCGTCAGACGCCCGATATTTTTATGTACGTGAACCTAACCTGATGATATTTGTAGATGATACTACAACTGAGATAAAATTACATATAGGTGAAAATGTAGAGATCAATGAACCAAAAATAACTAAAATAATAAAATTGATTAAAAATTTAGCACGTAGTTATATGTTAGATTTTGATATACGAACATTTGGCAAACATATTGAACCTAAGAATTATACATATAATATAGAAAATAGTAAGAATGATAAGGAGCAGAAAATGAATGATGTATTGGAGGAAGGTTTAAGTCCATTAGAAGGCTCTACAAAAACAAGTAGACAGACGTTGGAAAATGTCAGATTGATCATTCGGCATAAAAAGCCAGTCAATGAAGAGCAACGTGGATCAAGATCACGTAATATTTCCGCTATATTTGTAGAAAACTCAGACGGCGAACGATTTAAATATCCGCATAAACATTTATCTGGTGCAAGAGCAATGGCTAGACATGTTAGTAATGGTGGAGTACCAAGTGATATGGTTGGTGAAGCAATTATTGAACAAACAACAACTCTAGTTAAATTGAAAGAATTTATGAATATTGTAAATAAGCAGAGACTTGTTAATGAAGAAAATCGTGATGTAGTTCTTAATGTTAAAAGACAAATACAATCAGTTAAAGAAAATATGAATCGCATTCAAGGTGCAAAAGGTTACACCGCATTTGTAGAATCACTAGCATTGAATGAATCAGATGTTTCTGAAGAAATTTCTGAAGAAACGGTAAATGATTATGTTCGTAAGTTTACAAAATCTACATTTGAAGAAAAACTAACAGATATTCTACCTTTTATACATCGTGCTAACACAAATGAATCAGAAAAGCAAAAAATAAATCAAGTGGAACGTGTTAGCGATATAATTGAGGCATGCAATGAAGATGGTTCACTAGTCAATACTATCTCGTTCAAGAATAGTAAAATTGATATTAGTGGTATTAAGAAAACAGAACTAGATGAAAATAGTGAAACTCCCAATTTATCACGGATGTTTTCAGATTTGGCGAATAGAATACAAGTTGAATCATGTGATGATAATCACAGGCATGATAGAAGTAACGACAGATCAGCAGAATTATCTGTCTTTCTAAGAAACATCGCTGAAGAAATAAAAGATGCACCTCAATCCGTAGATCGTGAAGCATTAGAGTTGGGCGCAAGACTTGTAAAAATGTCAAATTCTGAAATTTCTGAAGATGTAGTAGAAACTACAATAGAAGATAAGATCGATGATATTCTATCAGAAGCATTCAAACCATTCAATAATTTTGAATAAAAAAATAAAAATTTATTTTAAAAAAGGAGGCATTATGCCTCCTTTTTCACTTGACAATGATAAATAAATATTGTAATATGTATATATGCTCTAGGGAGAATGGGTACATATCACAACTAAAGCTAATAAAAAATCTAACAAGGCTAACATGGCTAATATAAAGGAAAACCAACAATGGCAACACTAGCAGAAATTCGTGCAAAATTACTTGCACAAGAAAATAAATCACAAGACAATTCAAATCAATCACGTGGCACAGATGCAATTTATCCATTCTGGAATATGGATAATGATAGTACAGCAGTTATTCGGTTCTTGCCAGATGATTCACCTGATAACGTATTCTTTTGGCGTGAACGTCAAGTAATTAAGATTCCGTTCGCTGGAATAGCAGGTGGTGAACAGAAACCACTACAGGTTCAAGTTCCATGTGTAGAAATGTGGGGCGACACATGTCCAGTTCATGCAGAGATTCGTCCATGGTTCAAAGATCCATCTATGGAAGATTTGGGACGTAAATACTGGAAGAAGCGTTCATATATTTTTCAAGGATTTGTAGTAACAGATCCAATGAATGAAGATGGGCCCGAGAATCCTATCAGACGTTTTGTAATCGGTCCACAAATCTTTAAACTACTAAAATCTGCCCTTATGGATCCAGATATGGAGAATCTGCCAACTGATTATGATGCTGGCACAGACTTCCGTCTTGTCAAAACGCAAAAGGGTCAATATGCAGACTATTCAACTTCAAATTGGGCACGAAAAGAGCGTTCACTTAATGAATCAGAACGCCAAGCAATCGAAACTAATGGTCTTTTTGACCTGAATGAGTTTATGCCAAAGCGTCCATCACAAGATGAACTTCGTGTAATCATGGAAATGTTTGAAGCATCAGTAGATGGTGAACTATATGATCCAATGCGTTGGGCTAACTTTTATCGTCCGTACGGTATGGATGTACCCGAAGGTGCAGATACAAATGGCGGTTCAACAGCATCATCGGTGCAAGCACCAGAGAAAGTTGCAGAACCAGCAGTGAAACCTGCTGCATCTCCTGCACCAGCACCAGCACCTGAACCAGTGACTGCTGAAGCAAGTTCATCAGGAACAGATGCATCTGATATTCTTGCAATGATCCGAAATCGTAAAACTGATTAATAGTAGATCAATCGGGAGGGCAGTTACTGCCCTCCCACCAATACACATATATTATATATAGGAGTCTATTATGGCAAAAGCATTTGATGCGTCCAAGTTTCGTAAATCAATTACAAAATCAGTCCCAGGTATGTCTATGGGATTTCGTGATCCAGACACGTGGATCTCTACAGGTAACTACTGTCTAAACAAGTTAATCTCTAATGATTTCCACAAGGGTATTCCACTGGGAAAAGTAACTGTTCTTGCAGGTGAGTCCGGGGCAGGTAAATCATATATCGCAGCCGGTAATATTGTAAAACACGCACAAGAACAGGGTATTTTTGTTGTTCTCATAGATAGTGAAAACGCTCTAGATGAAAGTTGGCTACATGCTCTTAATGTTAGCACAGATGATGACAAACTACTTAAACTAAACGTGGCAATGATTGATGATGTTGCTAAAATCATTTCAGATTTTATGAAAGACTATCGTGCTGAATATGGTGATAAAGATGATGCAGAGCGCCCTAAAGTTCTATTCGTGCTTGACTCACTTGGTATGATGATGACACCAACAGATGTTGACCAGTTTAACAAAGGCGACATGAAGGGTGACATGGGTCGTAAGCCTAAAGCACTGGCTGCATTAGTCCGTAATTGTGTAAATATGTTTGGTGATTTTAATATCGGTATGATTGCAACAAATCATACATATGCATCACAGGACATGTTTGATCCAGATGATAAGATTAGTGGCGGCCAGGGCTTTATCTATGCATCTTCAATTGTTATTGCTATGCGCAAACTAAAATTGAAAACTGATGCAAATGGAGTCAAAACATCACAAGTACATGGTATTCGTGCTGCATGTAAAGTTGTAAAAACACGGTATTCAAAACCATTTGAAAGTGTACAAGTAGAAATTCCATATGAAACTGGAATGTCACCTTACTCAGGACTAATTGAATTTTTTGAAGCAAAAGGTTTGTTGGTAAAGCAAGGCAATCGTTTGCGATATGTCACCAAATCAGGTGACGAAATCATTGAATTTCGTAAAAACTGGACAGATGAAAAACTTGACATTGTGATCAATGATTGGAATAACGAAGATTTGGATTCTGATGAACATGGACTCGAATCACTTGAAGTTGATTCAAATGGTGAAATCATTGATGAAAACACAGAAGTTAATGAAGTTTAAAATTTACTAAGTATTATTTTACAAGAGGCATAATAAATGGCAACTAGCGATACCGAAATACTACTTGATATATGGGACACTCTTAAATCTTTTATTCCTTCAAAGGATAAGATGGAAGCAGCAGAACGTATAATTAAAATTTTTGATGAATTTGGTATTTCGAAACAGGACATTTTCGAAATGACAGAAGAAGATAAAATTTTACAAACTGCATATGATCGTTATTTTTCAAATGATGAAGAATATGATGAAGATGAAGAATGGGATGAATACGACGGATGAGTTGGTATCGTAAAGTTGTTGCTGATTGGAATAATATTCCTGCTTTTTTAGACCACTTTGAAATCGAACTTGCCGAAGCAAAAAAAGAAGTAAAAGTAACAGGTAATATTGAGAAAGCATCTACCCAACTACCTGGCTATGTTGAACATAGATTTGGGCAGTTGCAAGAATTAGAAGCTATATTAGAACATCTAAATATACAACTAAGAAAGAAACGAAGTGAATATTTACGTAAATATCTGGAAAACTATAATAAAGCATTATCAAGTAGGGATGCTGAAAAATATTCAGATGGTGAGGCAGAAGTTGTTGCAATATCTGAACTAATTAATCAGGTAGCACTTATGAGAAATAAGTTTCAAGGAATTACTAAGGGATTTGAAATAAAGCATTTTCAACTTAGTAATATAATAAAATTACGTGTCGCCGGTATGGAAGATGCGGACATAAACAATAGATATTAAGTGAAGTTTAAAATGTGTAAATACATTGCGATTTCGGAGAATGAATAGATGGTAATTAAAGTAGCAAAACGAGACGGTACAAAAAAAGAATTAGACCTTGATAAAATGCATAAGGTCGTATTTTTTGCGTGTGATGGTATCGCTGGCGTATCACCCAGTGAGGTAGAAATTAAATCCCATATACAGTTTTATGATGGTATAACAAGTGCAGAAATCCAAGAAACATTAATCAAATCTGCAGCAGATTTGATTAGTGAGGAAACACCTAATTATCAATGGGTTGCTGGAAATCTTATCAACTATCATATTCGCAAAGAAGTATACGGTTCGTTTGATCCGTGGCATGTAAAAGCGATAGTAGAAAAAAACACCGCTAATGGATTTTATGATTCTGAACTATTAGGTTCTTATAATGATGATGAATGGGAAAGAATTAATACCTTTATAAAGCATGAAAGAGATTTCAATATATCATATGTGGGCATGGAACAATTTCGTGGCAAATATCTTGCGCAAAATCGTGCAACTAAGCAATTGTATGAAACACCACAAGTTGCATATGTCCTTATCGCTGCTACTCTTTTTTCTAACTATCCAAAAGATACCCGTATGAAATGGGTAAAAGACTACTATGATGCTGTGAGTAATTTTGACATTAGTTTACCAACTCCTGTAATGGCTGGTGTCAGAACGCCACAGCGTCAATTTAGTAGTTGTGTTGTTATCGAAACAGGAGATTCTCTTGATTCAATAACAGCAACATCAGGTGCTATCGTGAAGTATGTTTCACAAAAAGCAGGCATCGGTATTGGCGCTGGTAGTATTCGTGCTATCAATTCGCCAATCCGAAATGGTGATGCTACGCATACTGGTGTTATTCCATTTTATAAAATGTTTCAAGCAAGTGTAAAATCATGTTCTCAGGGTGGTGTTCGTGGCGGTGCTGCAACTCTACATTATCCATTATGGCATTTAGAAGTAGAAGATTTACTTGTTCTAAAAAATAACAAAGGCACAGAAGATAATCGGGTTCGTCACTTAGATTATAGTGTTCAATTTAATAAACTTATGTACGAGCGCCTAATGACCGGCGGTGACATTACATTATTCTCACCAGCAGATGTTCCAGGTTTGTATGAATCATTCTTTAATGACCAGGACGAATTTAAACGATTGTATGAACTTGCCGAGAATGATAGTTCTATTAGACAAAAATCTATTTCAGCAAGTGAACTATTTTCAGCATTTATGAATGAACGTAAGAATACTGGTAGAATTTATCTTATGAATGTTGACCATGCTAATACACATAGTTCATTCGTTCAAGAGGTTGCACCAGTTCGTCAATCAAATCTATGTCAAGAAATTAATCTTCCTACTAAACCATTGAACAATCTAAATGATCCTGATGGTGAGATTTCATTATGTACACTAGCAGCAATTAATTGGGGTAATATTAAAACACTTACTGATTTTGAACGGGTTGGACGTTTAGCAGTTCGTGGTATTGATGCATTACTTGATTATCAGCGTTATCCAGTACTAGCCGCTGAATTATCTACATTAAAGCGTAGACCTGTTGGCGTTGGTATTATTAACTTTGCATATTGGATGGCAAAGAATGATATGACATACACAGATCCAAACTTGGATATGATTGATGAATGGGCAGAAGCGTGGAGTTATTATCTAATCAAAGCAAGTGTTGAACTTGCAAAAGAACAAGGTGCTTGTACAGGCTCGTATGAAACAAAATATCACAGTGGCATTCTACCAATTGATACACGTAAAATTGATGTAGATGAATTGGTTACATACCAAGAGCGTCAAGATTGGGATGGATTACGTGCTGACTTGAAAGAATATGGTATTCGTAACTCTACGCTAATGGCTCTTATGCCAGCAGAAACTTCTGCACAAATTAGTAACAGTACTAACGGCATTGAACCGCCCCGTTCACTGGTATCAATCAAACAGTCCAAGCACGGTGTACTAAAACAAGTTGTGCCAGGAATCCACAAACTAAAAAACAAATATGAATTGCTATGGGATCAAACATCTCCTGAAGGTTACCTAAAGATTGTAGCAGTTTTACAAAAATATATTGACCAAGGCATTTCAGTAAACACAAGTTACAATCCTGTGTTTTATGATGAAGAAAAAATTCCAATGTCTACAATGCTCCAACATCTTATTATGTTCTATAAGTATGGAGGCAAGCAATTGTATTATTTTAACACATTCGACGGACAAGGCGAAATTGACATTGACAAACTAATGGACGAACCACTATCAATATCACAAGTAGATGATGATGATTGTGATAGTTGCGTAATTTAAATAAGGGTATATAAAATGAGTGTATTTAATTCACAGAACAAAACAGATCATACTAAAGCATTGGCCTTCATGGATCCCGCAGGTGGCGTTGCTATTCAACGTTATGATATGTTAAAGTATAAGCAGTTTGACAAACTAACAGACAAACAACTTGGATTCTTTTGGCGCCCAGAGGAAGTTGATGTAACTAAAGATTCAAACGATTTTAAGAATCTTACAGACCATGAACGTCATATTTTTACATCAAATCTAAAGCGTCAAATTCTGTTAGATAGTGTACAAGGCCGCGCACCAGTAGAAGCATTTGGGCCACTGGTAACTATTCCAGAACTAGAAGCATGGATCCAAACTTGGACATTTAGTGAAACAATCCACTCACGTTCATACACGCACATCATTCGTAATGTATATTCTGACCCATCAAAAGTATTTGATGGCATGATGGATATTGAAGAAATTATGGAATGTGCTGATGATATTTCAGAATGTTATGACCAACTGATTGATATGACAGCATATTTCAATCTATTGGGCGAAGGCACTCATACTGTTAATGGTAATAAGGTTGTTATTGATAAGTATGAAATTAAGAAACTACTTTATAAAACACTTATGAGTGTCAACATTCTTGAGGGTGTTCGCTTTTATGTTTCATTTGCATGTTCTTGGGCATTCGCAGAATTGAAGAAGATGGAAGGCAATGCTAAAATCATCAAGTTGATTGCACGTGACGAAAATCTACATTTGGGTTCAACACAAACACTTCTAAAACTTCTACCAAAAGATGATCCTGACTATATTCAAATTGCAAGAGAAACAGAAGCAGAATGTATTCAAATGTTTGTTGATGCAGTTGAACAAGAAAAGCGTGGGCAAATTATCTATTCAAAGATGGATCAATGATTGGTCTAAACACACAATTGTTAAGTGATTATATTGAATGGATTTGTTGTAAGCGTATGACTGCTGTAGGTCTAAAATGTCCATATGCAACACCGCAAGCCAATCCTTTGCCATGGACACAAAAGTGGATTGCTGGTGCAGAAGTGCAAGTTGCACCACAAGAGACTGAAATTTCATCATATGTAGTTGGTGGTGTTAAACAGGATGTTGATAAGAACACATTTGGTGGCATGTCACTCTAACTTAATATAAACTATTTTATAGATTATTGAAAGCGCAGCATTTTTTGTTGCGCTTTTTGCTTGACAGTAGTGGCAACAAATGCTATATTATATGCATAACTTGTTCGACGAATCAGGTTATTAGTATAACTTAATCAAAAGTGTCACTTACAAAAGGAAACTAAAAATGTCACAATCACAATTTAATTTTACACGTCACCAACTATCGATATCTGATTTCATTCTGAAATGGGGACCTAAGGTAGATTCTCAGCCAGTAGGACAGCGATTGGACACTGAAAATACATTAGAGAATAAAAAATCACAAGGCATTATCAAATCGATTTTGCAAGGAATGAACATAGGTGAGATCACAATCCATGAAATTAAAAACTCGCAATTTCAGTATGAAAGTATTGATGGTGGGCATCGCAAACGTTATATAAAAGCATTCTTCGAAAATCGTTTTAGAACTGAAGATGGTCGATACTTTTCCGAATTGACTGATGAAGAGAGTAAACGTTTCATGCAATACCAATTTACCTTTGTTATCTATACAGACTTGAATGTTTACGACATTGGATATATCTTTAGAACACTCAATGAAACAACAAAAGTCAATCACCAAGAGGAATTGAACTCATATGGTAACATCCCAATTGCAAATGCAATTCGAGAAATGGTGCGGCCAGTCGTTGGAATCAATAACAGATTTCATTCACTGTTCGATTACTTTCAGCGTGATCCATCATCTAAGAAAACACACAACTTAGTTAGTTTTAATAATCATCGTCTTGCTACAGACGAACGGGTATCGCGCTTGTTCTTTCGTTATTACGATGGCGGTGGATTAGGCCGTGCGGATGAAAATGCACTGGAAGAATTGTTTCAGGCTGATTTGTCACAAGACGATGTTGACAAACTGGCTGCCCAGGTTCACAACTGTTTGAACTTTGTAGAACAAATTGCAATTATCCGTAAGCGTCGAAATAAAGCCTGTATGGGAAAATCAGAATTTTCACTGTACACTCGAATTTGGCTATGGATGGAAGAAACATATGGTTCATTTAAGATTAATGACTATGATGCTTTTTATCAGGCAATCAGTACTGCAATGGTCCCTTTCAACAAATCATTTGACCAACAACAAAAAACTGAGCAACACTTAGCAGAATCTGACAAATTTTTGACAGCAACATCTCCGTATGATGCTAACAAAACTGTCGGTCAACAGTTTGCAAGTACGCTGGGAGAGCATCGTAATCGTACTGTTATCCTTGAAACATTACTATGGATGTTACGTACAGTTGATATGGACAAATTAGTAACGTTAAAAGACCCGCGCCGGTTGTTTCCGCGTGAATGGAGGGAAAATAAACTTGCCGAACAAAACTTCAAATGTTATGTCACTGGAAAGCCATTGTTAATGAAAGATGCAGCCGGCGGTCATATCATTGCTCATTCAAACGGTGGTGTTACTGAATATGATAATTTAGCAATGATTTGTTCAAAAGTAAATCAAGATATGGGTACAATGTCAGTTGAAAATTATAAGACTGCATTAGAATTGTCAATGGAACCAGCATAATAATCAAATAAAAATTATAACTAATTGAAAACGCAAGATTCTTTCTTGCGTTTTTTTCTTGACATATCCAACCCTAGACGTTATATTATATGTATAGCAACAAGAAAGAGAATCACATGAACCCTGTCTGTCAAGTACCCGATTGCTGCAGCAAAGCACAAAACACAAAATCAAAGGCTTCCCCTTATTATCGCCGCGCTAAATGGGTGCGCGAAGCATATGACGTATCTCCAGGATTCGTATGTTGGAAGCATCATACACGTAACGTAACTAAGAACCGTGGACTAACTAGCATGGCTGAAGTTGGTGCGGAGAACGCAGGCTTCGCTACTGTACGTGAGCATCAAGAATTCACAGCTAAAGAAGCAGGCTGGGATAACTGGAATCAATATCAAAATAGTTTACACCCGTATCGTTGGTATCTTAATGTACAACCTACTTGCGAGAATGTAGATGGTCGTCTTGGATTTACATGCACAACAACTACATTTCCAGGAGTAGGCATGTTAGATGTTGATCACATCGATGGTAATCCAAAAAACAATAAACGTAAAAATTTACAAACACTGTGCAAGTGTTGTCATTCATATAAAACACATATGTATCAAGATTACGCTACGCCAGGCCGCAAAATCTTAGGAGTAAAATACTAATATTACACTTTGGGTGTTGAACACCTAAACTTGATAAAGTCGCTGTAAGAAATTCTTACAGCGGCTTTTTTTACTTGACAAACATGACGAATCACTATATAAAGTATGTATAAGTTAAGAAAAAGAGGAAACCATCGTGAAGAATATTTTTACAACATTCGCTGCTACAATTGTTTTATCATGTGGAAGCACACTATATGCAGATAGCATTCAATGGAACAAAATTAATGATAACTACCGAGATGATAATTATGATTGTCGAAGTAATCAACGTGGTGTTGTTCCTATAGATAATCAGCAAACCATAAAGGCTGATTGGGTTTTAAACAATGATTTTGGTGCATATATCTGGAAAAAAACCCCTGCGCTTAAATCATGTTTGTATCGTGATGGTACGGGATGGGAATTTAATTCTGGCAAGGCGTATAGCCCAGATAAATTACCAGGTCCATTGCCGTGGTTTGCTCCTGCAGCAGTAGTTGGTGCAAAGGGGTTTGGTTCGATAGGCAATATGTATAACAGGAAAAGAGAGTTTCCTGTACAAGTTAGTAGCATAAAAAGCCTAGATTACAGTGTAAATTATACATATGAACTAAAAGGCGTAAGTAACACACATATTGCACTTTGGTTTTCACAAGTCAACAAGCCACGATTCAAAGATGATCCCGATGCTGGTCCATGGGCATTATTTCGCCAAGTACCAGAACTTGAAATCATGCTGAAAATAGGTGGCAATTTCAAAGATGATGAAACTTGGATGAGGAAATGTAAAACAAATAATGAGTGGACTAGATACTCCATTAATACTGAGTATGGAGAAATGCCCGCGTGTATTAAATCAAAGGAAACAAATACCGTGACCGCAGCCAATAATGGACAATTTTCATCTAGTAGCGTTTGGTTCACAGATGGCTGGTATAAGAATCAAGTAGGAACAAAGAACCGAGAGTTAGATTTGAAATCAATCATTACACAGTTGACGAAAAAAGGATTTGTGAAAAATGAGTGGTATCTCATGGGTATCGAATTTCAAACTGAAGTTTCATATGGCAAAGGTAACATGAAAATCCATAGTTTAGATTATAACCTGAAAACAAAATAATGCTTGACAAGCGTAACGAATCAGTTTATAACTAAGTAGTAATCAGCGAAAAGGACTAACAATATGGCTTATATTTCTCAGGACCGCAAAAAAGTAATTGCAAAAAATGTTAAAACAGTATGTAAATCATATGGCTTTACTGGCCGAGAAGTAACTGTTGGCGTTGATAATCACAGTTCATTGGTTGTTAATCTTTGGGGTGGACCGCTTGACTTAATCGGCGATATCAATGCTCATAATTATAACGTTGCACAACGCTGTGGTGAGCAGATTCGCTCTACTACTGGCAACTATCAAGTTAATCCTTACTGGTGTGAGGAACATGCTGTTGATCCTGTCATCAAACGTTTCTTTGGTGACTTGCTTGCCGCTATCAAATCAACTGGTTACTACAATAACAGCAATTCACAAATTGATTAT